CGCTGCATAATTAGAGCGTTCCCGGCCTCTGTGTTTCGCATCCCAGGAACCATATTTTGGTAGTTTCTAAAATCAGGGTCGGTCATCGGTCCCATACCCGGCCCATGTTTACCAAGAGCCAATTCATCCCCGATTGAACTCATCGCCTCTTGGACGCCGAGATTTTTGTTATTAACGCCAAATTCCGCCAATATTCTTTGGAATGGCATCGCTAGTTTTTGCACACTACCCGTCGGCGTTCCTGTCTTTAGAAGCGTGTCCATTTCATTAAGAGTGAACAGTTTTTGAGACGCGACGGCGGCCTCCTTTGCGGCGGTTTTCCATGTTTCCAGACCCATATCCCCAAAATAGTCTTTGGGTTGGTTCATAAACATGGGTTGTGTCGTTGTTAATTTTTTGAGTCGGTTCTGATATGTTTGCTTCATCGCTGGCGGCAAATTGGGGTTCTGCAAAAGCGAATGAATCTGATTTATTTCTCTCAGAGAGGACGGCGTGGTGTTCTTGGCTTGCGCCGCAAGTATTGGACCCATCACGCTCATTGCCGCCGTGGGATTTGTCGCGCCAACGCTTTGAACAAAATTTCCAATGCCTGTCGGCAGCCCTGTCGTAAGAGCCGGATTTTTAAATATTCCGCGCATGGCTTGTTCGTCTTTGAGTTGCTTCTCCATCATGCCGCGCTGCAACGCCGTATTCAGACCTTGGCGGTAGGTGTTCAACGGCCCCGCCAAATCAATCGGCGGCGGCGTCGGCGTCAACCGTGGGGCGCCACGGTTGGCAAACTGCGACCCAAGTTGCAGTAAGCCCATTAGAGCCGCGTCTTGTTTGTCGGCGGGGGAGATCAGGGCGTTAAGTAAGCTCATGGCAGAAGCCCTCCAAGAAATTTAAATATACCCGCGTCACTCGCCAATTTGGCGCCACCCGCCAGCGTCGCAATATTGCCGATGGCGGCTGACGTCGGGTCGGCGTAAATCGGCTGAGACGATGTTGATCCCATCGTGCCGCCTCTCAGTGCCGCGAGAAGATTGGCAAGGCGCGTCTGTGGCTCTTGCTGCTCAAAATTGTATTTGTCGATATCACTAGCCAGCTCCTCGCCGGTCTTCGCCTCGCGCATAGCCCCGAAGTTTAATAGCTGGCCGATGTCGGTGTAGTCTTGCGCGGCCAGCGTCGGCGCCATTGCCGCCGCGCCGATCCGGTTTGTAAAGTCTTGTTGCGCGAGATTGCCAATCGCGTTTTGCGCCGCAAGTTGGTTTTGTCGCTCGGTCGCGTAGTTCTGCGCGTAGACCGGCGCCAGGGCGCTCGTCATTGCGCTCATATTAGCGCCGGAGCCAAGCCGCCCGGCTCGCGAAAACTGGCCTTGAATTTGGTCAATGGCGGGTTGCATCGCCGCGCTAAGATACGGATTGTTGCCAGACAGGAAATCGCCCTGCGCCGTGGACATCAGCATATTTGCCGCCGGGTTTGCAAAGCCGCCGCCGATAGCCGTGTTTGTAAAATCTTGCGCCGACGATACGAGGGGGCTGCCGCCGGTTGCCCGCGCCTCGCCCATTTCGATGGCGCCCATCGTCGTCGGGCTAAAATCAACATAAGTTTGACCTGGGAAATATTCGATTGGCTTATTACTAATATCAACAGCAGTGCCGATTGCGTCTTTTAACGGTCCCTCGATGTAAGACGGCGGCGCGTTGCTGGTCGTCGCAACCGACACGGGTTGCGGCTTGCTGCCGAACAGATCACCCAAAAAACTCATTTCAAATTTCCTTCATTAAGATGACGCCCGCCTGGTGATACCCCGGCAGCGCCTTTTGCCAGCCGCGTCGACCCACGATGGAAACGCGACTAATACCTTTGGCCTTAGCCGCCGCCTCTATCGACGCCGACATCTCGGCCAGTTCTTCCAATTCACCGCCCGCCAGCCAAAAGTGCAGAAGCCGCCCGGTCGGCGTGTCAATTTCTTGTGTGACGATTGCACTGTCTTCGCCGACGAACAGCGCGGCGGTGCCTTCTCTTATCATGCGCCGCACGTGGCTTGGCGCGTGTGTGTTCCCACAATTTACAAGCGCGGCCAAAATATGCGGCTCGGCTTTGTTCCAATCATCCAATGACGACATAGTCAAATGACCGCGTCGTCGTCGCGCTTGAGTGCGTGATCGTAAATGTGTTTTTTGCTCGGGCGCTGACGTACATCCCGCCCGCCGCCAACTCCGCCGCACCGTCTGCCGTGGTTGGCATAAATAAGACGACACTCTCGGGGCCGACGCGGTAGTCGGTAACGGCGGTTGATGTCGCACTATTGGTCAGCGTGACACTTGCCGTCGCGTTCATCTTCCCCGCGAGAATGTTGTTGACGACCTCACTCGTCTCGCGTGAGTCGGCAAAGGGCGACAGGGCGCGAAAGCTCGTTGTCGGCATTAGCGTAATCCCGATTGTTGGAGATCGACATCGACGCCCTGCAACAAATCATAGTCGCCGCTCGTTGATATTCTGACCCGATGAAACGCGCCCGACGACCTGACGGGGCAGTAACCGTCGGCATTGATCGACGACGCCGATCCGTATGTCGGTTGGTCGATCTGACGCGACCGGGAGCCGATGGCCGCCGTGATTGTCGGCGATTGTCCCGACTTGCTTGACGTATAAGGCAAGATGTTATTGACCAGTGCGCGGCGACCGGGGGCGGGAGAAAACTCGCCCGTCTCGACTGTGGCGTTGAGACAATCGCCCGTGAACCCTTGAACCTTTTTGTCCTTGGCGCCCGCAAAGAAGAACGTGCCGCCCTGGTAAATAGTGTCGTCGAGCGAGGCGGGCAGCGTGTCAAGGTTCGTCGTAATATTGTCGAGTTGCTCCAGAGTGTACCCCGCCGTAAATAACTGCGCGATGGCCGTCGTCGCCTGCTCGGCGTAACTCCAACGATTGAGATGGTAATTATATATAAGTATCTCGTCGTTTTCGCCGTCACCGCTGTTGAGGCTCGGGTAAGCCCAAATCACATTTTGATTGATTGGATCGACCCCGCTAACGACGTTGTCTCGGTTTGCCGATTGGAAACGGTCGAGGAACCAGCGATTAATTTTTTGTGCGCCGATTGGGACGACCTCATTCCCACGCAACAAATAGAACCCGTCGTCGCTCAAGAAAAACACCATCGACGGACCGACGCTAGCGACAGAACCGGGGACCGCGCAGCCGCGCTCATTCGTCAATTTGTCAACCTGATAGATTAGCGGGGCGCCGACAAAGGACAGGCGCACGATTCCTCTATCAAATAGGGCGATGCCGTATTCGCCGCCGACTAGGCCCGTGCAGTTGCCCGCGTCGGCCACGTCTTGATAATCCGAAAGCGCCGTTCCTGGCGTCCAACTTGTGTGGCTATTAATCCCGCTCCACCAAATCCTATACGGCTTATTGCCGTCACTAGAGTCGTGCGTATTCGCAACCATCACTTGATCGCGGACGACCGTAATAAAATGCGCCCGTGGCGGTGTTCCACTCAGATCAGCAAATGCGCTGCCACTGGCGACCGTATTGGTCTGCATGGCGTCGCTGAAATTCGTCGCGATAATCGCCTCGCCAAATTGGGCGAAGCGCCACGCCTTACCCGCCGCCGACGAGTAGCCGCCGCCCTTGCTTAAATCGGTAAGCGCACTCGTCGCAGCGTTCATCTTATAGAGCTTCGCACTGTCGCCGACGTAGAGCGCCGCACTGCCGTCGTCGTCTTTACCGGCGAACATGCCGCGAATCTTATTTGTCGCCGCGCCCGACAGTGCTGACAGTTGGCGAAAACAGCGATAGCCCTGCATCGCCGCGACCACGTTCTTTGCCTCAGTCGCTCCAGCGTTATTCAACGCGGGTTGATCAGGCAACCATTCGCCAAATGTTATCATGCCGCCAAGCTCCAAGTTTCATTACCGCTCGATACTTGCGTCCACGTCTCACTTCCAGCGGATACCCTCGACCACGTCTCACCGCCAACGGATACCTCCGACCACGTTTCGCCGCCAGCCGGTATGCCCGACCACGCCTCGCCGCCAGCGGATACCTCCGACCACGCCTCGCCGAGCTTCTCATTGTCTGCCGCGACTGTAAGGGCCATTACCGCCGTGCCGCTGACACCAACAACAAGTGCCGCCGTGGCGCTTGCTGCAATCGCAAACGACGCACTTGCCGCGCCGTCATAAACCATCAGCGCCGACGGTGAATTGACTGTCACCTCAATCGCGGCGCTGCCGCTGACGCTTTCAATTAAATCGAAACTCGCCGACGCCGTGACCGCGACCGCCGCCGTGCCGCTGGCCGCTTGGACCCGCGACGCCGAGGCGCTTGCCGTCACCGCGACCGCCGCCGTACCGCTGGCCGAGAGTGTGACGCCCGGCGTCGCCGTCGCCGTCACAGTGATGGCGGCGGGAGTGCCGAAACTTGTTAGACTGTCGAGTGACGTACTAAGCGCGTCGATGCTGCTTGAAAGCGCGTCGAGTTGTTCAAGCGTCGGATTGTTGCGGTAGTTTGCAACTTCCCGAATTGCCGCCGTGTCCCAAATCGAATTGTCAAGCGAGTAGGGAAGCGCGTCAATACTGGACGACCAACTGTCTAATTGGTCGAGATTTGGGCCGACAACCTCGGCCATGTTAGGCCGCCGTCACCGTCAGGTCGCCGCTGTTAACGCGAAGAACGTCGCCGCTGGCAATCGTCTTCGACGATGCAAACGCGCCGTGGATCAGAAGGTTGCCGCTAGAGCTTGCGTCAAACAAGCCCCAACTCGAGACGTCGCCCCACGACCCGGTCGCCGTCGGGAATGTAACGGTTGCATTCGTCGCCGCACTTGCGCCTGACGCCGCCGCGAATGTTATCGCCTGACGCGCGTATCCGCTGCCGCTCAATTCGGTGCCGGAGTTGTCGTCGGAAAAACTGCCCGTTGACAATCCGATGTAGACATTCGCCGGCATGGTATAGGCGCCCGTGCCGAGAATGTGGTCGAGAATTTCATTCTCTAAATAATCGCTCATGGCGCTCATGTGACTTCTCCGTAGTCGCTGGATACTGTTAATGTACCGCCGCCGTAGATTGCGCGTTCTTCGTCGGCCTTTATTTCAGAAATTGCGCGAGTAAATAAAGTGTCGTGCTTCGCTTGGCGCGTCTCATCCATCAGGTAGCCGAAGGCTTCTGCCAGGGCGCCATGCAGATAAGCGTCGGGGTGACGCTGTAGGATTGTGTTTGTCGACGTGTCGCCGTCTAGGGCATCGATGTCGGCAACGTAAGCGATTTCTGCCGTGTAGGTTGTGTCCGGCGTGGGACGTAAATAAATTTCAGTGCCAAGAATAGAATAGGCGACCGGCTTGCCGGTTCCGGCACTGGGATACTTTTGATCAATGGCGTTGGGCGTGTAATAAATCAGAGTTGTCGTCGGTGACGTATTCAGCCGCACTTGCCGGATGCGCCGCATGTCGGTTGGCAGTGACACATAGGCATCGTTTGCCGCCAGTGTCGCAGTAACGCGCTTCTCTTGACTGCGCGTCTCCAACTCGCGGTTCATCCGCGCCTCGGCCATCGTAATAAACTCGGGCGACCGACCGGCAAGGTCAGTTCGCGCAAGCCAATTATCGACCGCCGTCTGCAATTCCGTATACGTCGAGATTGCCATCAGACTGTGCCGCCTATCGTCTTGAACGCACTATTTTCGGGGTCATTCAACCACCGCTTCCATGCCTTCAAATTGTGCTTGGGGTCGCCCAATTTTTTGACAAGCTCGTAATACAAAACACTTGGAATCTCGGCGACCTTTTGCTGGTGGCGCTGAGTGTTTCCAATCAGGTTCCCGTAGCGCCAATCGTTTGCGAGGCGCTTGTTTGCCGCAATAATTGGGTCGACCGTCTGCTCAGTGACGACGGTCTTCTCGTCGCCATTAAAGTGCATGAACGTCTGCTTGCCGGGGGCTTCGGAAAGTTTGAGTTTCATTGATACCTCTTAAAGTTTGGGGAGAGCCGAAGCTCCCCCCTCGCTTTTCCGATATTATGACGTGGAGAGATCGAACACTGCGGCGTGAGCCTTTGGTGCTTTGACGATCAGAGTCCACTCACTAACGATTGCGAACTTAGTCGCGTCGCCAGTGGCGGCCACGTCGCTGACTGAGAACATACGACCGGGGAGATGGCCGATGCTGTAGTAGTCGGAGTCGATCAACAGGATTTCCGTATTCGTGGCCTGACGATCAATAACGACGTTGAGGGTGCCGAAGTCGGTCAAGTACATCGACACGCTTCCGATGATGATTGCATCGGTTGGCGCGTTTGCCGTCATATGCAACTGGTTCGTCACTGCGCTGCCCGAGGACAGATCAGAAAACGCAACCTTGTTGGCTGGCGAGACGACAAGCATATCCGGCTGGCCGCCGTCGGTATAAGCCGCCTTCATTGCGTCGTCGATGTCGGCCAACGCCAAGGCGTCGTTTGAACCGGACATCGTCGCCGCGTCACTACCGTCGCCAGTGGCGGCGGAAGAACCGGACTCGACCACGACGTTGGTGATCCATGACAAGAACTTCGCGGCCTTACGCGGATCAGAAGCCGAGCGGGCTTCGTTCTTGAATAGGGATTTCTCAATGTCGCGGCGTTGCTCAATGCCCTTGAGGACTTTGACGTAAGCCGTTTCCTTGTCACGACCGGCCTTGTCAACCACGTCCAAGGTGTTCGATACGGACGCGGCTTGCACCGAGATTTGGTGGTAGTTGCCGAGTCTGGTCGTTACCGTCGGGTTGACGTAGGAATAGTCGGCGCCCTCATTGACGTAGTTATCGTCTGCCGCCGCCGTCAATTCCTGAACTTGGAACTCGTGAAATATTCCCTTCGTCGTCTCTTTAGCAGCATTGCTGAAAAGAGGCGTCTCGTCGGGATCAATCCGACTTATGACATCGGAGAGGTCTTCACGCTCACCGATTGCCGTGCTTGATGTGTAAGTAGCCAATGTGGCCTCCTATTTTTCGAGAAGGTAATTAACGGCGGCATCCATTGCGCCGCGTCCCTTCTTTTTGCTAATGTTAGCGAGGGCGTCACGCCGTCGCCGCTGGTTGGATTGCTTCGTTGATTTTGGTTGTCCAGACTTTGTCATCTTTGGAGCCGATTTTGCCTTCTTGGTCGCCACGGGTTTTTTCTCCATCAACTCGTCGTAAAGCATTGCTTTTCTTAATACGTTGACGGCACGGGCGTCCGATAGGCGTTGCAGTTCGTCGGAACTGTACCCTTGTCGCTGGGCGTAAGTGACAACGGCAATCTTTTCTTTTGCCGCACGTTCCTGATCCAGCCACTCGGGGATTAGTTCGTTCATGCGTTCATTTTCTCGAATGAGATGCTCTTGAGCCTCACGCTGCATCTGCGCCTCATGCTCTTGCTGAACGCGCTGCTTTTCGACTTCGACTTGCGCGAGGGCGTCTTTGCGGTCTCTCGCCAAGTCTCTTTGCCGCGTGTACTCAAAGGGGTCTTCACTATAAAGATTGTCCCAATATTCTTGAGGCGGCTCTTGCTGACTTAAAGCCTGCTCCAAAACTTGAAGCTGGTCGGCGTACCGTTGCCGGTCTGCCTTAACCGCATCCAGTTCCGCCTCGGCAACCTTGCGTTGCTCGGCGACTTGCTGGGTCTTGCGGGTGTAGTCTGACTGCCGCATATACGAACTGATTAATTCGTCTTGCGGCACGTCGATTTCCTCATCGCCCACTCGGACGCGGAAAGTTTGTTCGACGTTTTCGACTACGTCTTCCGAATCTGTCTCGTCATCTGCCTCGGGTTCGTCGGTGTCGACTTCCTCGGCATCGTCTTCGACTTCTTCGGTTTCGACCTCCACCTCGTCGGCTTCGGTGACTTCCGGCTTGGAAACTATTTCCTCTGCCGGTTGCTCCTCAACTGTCTCAGCGTTATCCGTTTCCGGCGTTGGTTCAGTTAGAAGTAAATTGACGGCATCTGCCGCCGAGATCGCAGAAGTCCCGTCACGGGCTACTTCGGCCATGTTAAATCTCCAAAATTTTAAGGTTCGACTGCCCTATGCGGGCTTGGTCATTCCGCGAAATGCGAAATTAGTGGACGGCGCCGCCGCCTTCCTCACCAGCGAGTTTGCCCGTGTTCATCACGGACTCGATATTGGTGCGGATGTCGTCGAGGACGTTGATCGCGACGAATAACCTCTCGCGGGTGTCAACGTCGTCTGTCGCCGTGTGCTTCCAAGCATTGTAATAGTGGTCGTGCAAGAATTGGAACGCCTCGTCAAAGACGGGATTGCGTAAGACCTCGGCGGCCTTATTCCCCCTTACAATTTCGTCCTCAATGCGCGACATCTACTGCCTCGGAATGTTGGTTGAAATGTCGACGCCGCTGGCGGCCTCAAGGCCGCGCAGTTGCGCCTCGTACTGCATTTCTTGCTGCCGGAGTTCAAACTTCATTTGCAACTCGGCCATCTCAGTTTCGCGTTTCAACTCAAGCTCAGCCTTGGCCTTCTCGCGTTCAATCTGAATCTCGGCCTCGGCCTTCGCCTTCTCCAACTGCAAGGCTTGCTGGATGGCTTGATCGTTGCCGCCCTGTTGCGCCATTTGCATCTTAGCCTCAAATTTCTGCTTCACGTCCGGCGGCAGATTATTCGGGTCGAGGAAGAAATCGGCGCTGTTTTTGAATCCGGCGTGTTCCAACATTTTCGCCAACGTCTGGCGATATTGGCCGAGGGTCGTCAGCGGATTGTCGATGCCCATCTTCGTTAAGATTTCTTCTTGCTTCGCCGCGACCTGGGCTAACATGGCGCCACGTTGCTGCTCGTCGCCGTTGCCCAGACCGACGTTGACCGAAATGTCGAACTCGTTTTCCCATGCCGCTGGGTCCATTGTCACAAAGTTGTTCCGAAGCCGAATAATGCGGGGTTGCTGTTGGTGTTTTTGCACCAGTTGCAAAATGCACTTCATGAGGCGCTTGACGCCCGTCTCGGCAAATACCCGCGCAATCATTTCGACCTTGCTTTGCGCCGCCGAGATTGTCGCGCTGACTGCCGCCGCCGTCGATGATTGCAGGGCGTCGGCGTCCAGGCCCATCGACGCCTTCGACAAGCCCGTCCGCATTTCCCGCACACTGTCCATGTAGGACAACAGAGGAAATGCCGCGTCGGCGACGCTGGGGGGTGTGATGGGTTGCACCATTCCAGGCGCCCGCATACGGACGATGCCGCCGGGGCGATTGGAGATCAAGTCGTCGAGATTGACCTGTCCCTCGACTGCGCCGACGCGGGCATTGTTCATCAAATAAATATTGTCGAGTAGCTGCCGCAAGATGGCCGTCTTTGCCTGTTGCAGATCAAGCAACAATTCCGCGACCGACCGACCGACCATTCTATGCGGCATCAGTATCGGCGAGATGACCGAGAACGGCATCATGTGATATGGCTCGTTTTCGACAACCTCGTAACCCGTGCCGAGACACACAACGCGGCGCGTCTCACTCTTACCGTCGTCGTCGTAGTCGGCCTTGATGTAGACCTCGGTCACCAGAACGTCGCGCTGGCTAATGTCGCTCGTCGTGTTCTCGGCTTGGCTCTCAATATTCTCAAAACGAGACTGCTTCTCGTTCATCGTATCGACTTCGGTATAACCGGCGTTGGCCTCGACCACGTCGCGGTCGTATCCCATTTCCACCAAGTCGGAGACGGTCATCTCAGTGCGGTGTGCGACGAACCGTGCGTCCTCAATCGACTTGGCGCGTTGCGAAAATAGAAACTCCTCGGGCGGGACGTTCTCGATCTTGATGCGACCGTCGCGGTGCGTTTTGCGGACGCGGACATCGAAGACAAGCGGCGGCGGCATCATCTCGCCGTCCGGCCCCGCGATGGCTTCGCCGTATTCCCGCGCCTCTTGCTCGACGACTTCGATGTCGTCGTCCACCAGCAAGGCCGTCAGTTCGTCGTCGGTCAAGCCCTCGTACATATCCTCGTGGACGGACTCGCTCTCGTCGTAGAAATGTTTGACGACACCCATTCGAAACAGCAAGGCGTCCTTGATCCAGTTGTGAAGAACTTGGAAACCTTCGTTGTCGGCATTGAGAATAAAATTGACGTAATCGCTGGCCTGGGCGGCGGCCTCAACGTCTTCGGGGCCGCGTGGCTCAAACCTCACAAAGTCGTCGCTCGACGCAAAGATTTTCATCAGCGACGGCATCATCATTTCGACAACGTCGGCGACCTCAGTCTGCACAACTTGCGACCGGCCATCGACTTCGTTGCCGAGCGGATTGCCCAGGTAATAGTCTAGCGCCGTGATGCGGTCGGCGGCGTATTCGGAATCGTGGTAGTTGACCGCTTGTTCGATCTCGTTCTGGACAAGACTGTGAAATTCTTGGTCATTCATCTCAACGTCCTACGGTCTTCATCGCTTTTTTATGTGCCGACGTAAACGTGGAGCCGCGACGCATTTCGCGGCGCATAAACGCCATGTGTTTCTGTGTGTGATGCACGCTGTGGCGCTTTAATGTCGCTCGTTGCCGGGCTGTAAGTGGTTTTAACTTTTTCATCAAATTGATCCATCTGGCGCCGTAGCCGTGTAAAGGCGTTGGCCGAGTAATCCAAAAATTGGAAATTCGTCGCGCTTGCGCGGGGTGCGACTTAAAAGGCTACGTTGGTCGATGTTGCCGCTGCGGTCTTGCAATAGGCTTGGCAGTGCGGCGGTGGAAGATTTGTTCGCGCCTAGTTCGATGCTGTCAGAACCTTGTATAAGATCAATTAATTCTTGCAAACCGTCGCGATTAGAAAGCCGCTTGTCGTTGTAAGGGATCGTCAGGCTATCACCACCAACGTCGAAATTTATGCCTTTACTGCCATAAGAAACGATAACTTCGCCGCTATTATTTGCAGACCGCCTAGTTGCAGCCAAATGGTCACTAATGCGTAACCGGCTATTTTCACCGACATCGAAATAACGGGAATTATAAGGCTTGCCGGAAATAACCCCGCCGCCAAGTTTTTGCTTTAATGCAGACGCAACCCCGTCAATGGTTGTCAAATCTATTTTAGAGGGCCAACGCGGCTTTTTCGCCTTACTCTTTGCCGCACTCTGCAAACTCTTTATTTCATCCAGCGCAGGGCCAAGCATAGCCCGTTCCGCTGTATTTATATCGTTAGTCGCCGTGTGCTTCTGAATGACTGCCTTAATTTTCTCTGCTGTTTTAGGCGGTATGTTTTGGTTGTAAAAATAAAGATTGTAAATATTTTCGACCGCGCTAAAGTTTTCTTTCGGGGGCTGGTTGTCATCTGGCGAGTCATTAATGCCCTTCAAGCTACGGTTTGTTGGATTTAATGGCCGAGCATGAGCCGCTCCCGAACCTTTTCCTACATCATCCAACAACCCAGGCAGTGCGGCGGTTGGGGCTTTGTTGGCTCCTAAAATAAACGGCAACCCTTCCATGCCAAAACGCTGACCCAATGCGGTTTTCATTTGAGCCGCCGTGTTTTGGTCAAGCCCGTAAAAGGCCATCTGCCTTGGATCGTTCAACGCTTTTATGGGTATTTTCCCCGCACCCTCTTGTTTAGGGAAAAGTTGAACAGGAATTTCGGCATCAGGGCCAAAAACATTTTTTGCGGCGATCATACGATGCCGCCCTTCATGTCCTGTCACGTCCCACTTACCCGCTGATTTGTCCCACGTTATATCAAGCCAAGGGTTAGCAACCGTTTTGTCGCTTTGCTCTCTAAATACGTTTTCAAAATATTTAATCGTTTCCTTATCAGACTCCGTTAGTTTACCTATTGGCTTGGCTAGATTTAAATAACGGCTAGGGGTCATAGTGGTTGTTACGTTTGCGTAGTCATCCATTTGATTTGGGACAACCCCGATTGCGTCTTCATCTCGACTAAATGATGACGATATACGGCTGGCGGTGTCATCAAGTAACCCAGGCAGTGCGGCGGTTGGGGCTTTGTTTGCGCCTAGTTCAATGTTTCTAGGTGGTCGCACCATACTTTCACGGGTTGTGAAATCTTTATTGCGCCCTTTGTTTGGAACAAACCCATGCCGCTTATACCATTTAGTCAATCGTGATTTGTTAGCACCAAACGCATTAGATGGCGTAAGGGCCAAAGTAGTACCATCCGCATCCGCTTGCTGAATAAGTTGCTCAAGCCTTTGATCCGCTAATCCTTGGCCTCGCAAATTATCAGGCGTTTCAATTTTTGTAATTTCTAAAACATTGCCGCGCTGTGTCGTTTCGATACCTACATCATCCAACAACCCAGGCAGTGCGGCGGTTGGGGCTTTGTTTGCGCCTAGTTCGATAACTTTAAGTGCCGCCTTAAATTGATCTTCAAACCCTTTTGCGGGGTCATAAACCTCAAAAACTTTTTTAGGATCACCAGCAACGTCAGGGTCGGCCAGCATCTCACCAAGCTGGGAAATTATTTGGTTCTCATAGTCAGAATTAGTTTTTTTTGCCTTTTGAATTGCTGCCCTCATAGCAACCTTAGTATCGGGAGTGAACGAGGCTTGCGGGTCTACAATCCGCGTAACGGGAACCTCATCAACGCCAAGTTTCCGCAAAGCCTCAAGCCTATGTGCACCCTCAATTACATTATTGTCTTGGTCTACAATAAGCCTCTCAATAAAACCCTCTGGCCCTGACATACTGTCAGCAATATCATCAATCGCTTTTTGCGCTCTTGCGGAGCTTGACGCACCGCCAGAAAGCAATCCAATCGGCACAGTCTCGTCGCCAACAACGTCACCGCCGATAGTATTTGCGTCAATTACAGTGCGGATGTTTTCTCTTGCTGGTCTAACATCATCTAAAAACCTACTTGGCAATACATTCGCACCCAAAACAGCACCCCGTGGGGCCGCACCCGTCGCCGCTCCTAACAAGCCGCTGCCTACACTGGTGTCTAGCAGGGTTTGCGTCACTACGTCGGGGTCTACCGGCATGCGGCCCATCAGCATCGCGCCGGTTGACGCCATCCCCATCAGTGGGTCGTAGAGTAAGCCGGGCGTGGCTAACTCCAAGCCGCCAAGCTCCTCGGTGATGTCGTCGCCGGGGTCGGTGAACGTGCGGCGTGCGACGGGTATCATTGCCGCACGGGTGAGCGACGGGTCACCTATCAGGCCGTAAGCTACAGGGTCGGCCATTACTTCTTCCGCTTGTAACTCATTTTCTTACCGGCCCGCTTCGTTGCCGCCTTGGCTTTTTTCATCCCGGCCTTGGTGTACGGGTATTTCTTTTTTCCAACCATTGGCATCGTTTTTCTCCTTAATAATCGTCCGCCATTTCGTGTTCATCGCTTTCGCTGTAACCCATGCCCGCGCTTGTATCGTCGTCCATCTCACCGGCGGCACTCTCGGTGTAGCCGCCGCCCATGCCTGTATCACCAAAGGCGTCGTAATAACCAACATCCATTGGGTTGCCGTATGACGCCGCCACGGCGTTGGCTTGCGCCTGTGCGATGTTGTCTACAGCCTCGGCGGCGGCGACACTTCCTGGGTCTGACCAGTCCACGCCAGACCACGGATTGTAGGCCGGTACGTCGTTAAAGCCGGGGCCGTACTGGTGCGTATAATCTATGAACGGAGACGTACCCATGAAGCCGCGCCGCCCAGCGATGTTCTGATTGTCCATGTTAAGCGCGGCTTGGTTGTACATGCCGGAACGGTCAAAAAATCCATGTGTTAAAACGTCAAAGAAGCTCGGCGAAAACTGTTTCCCGTAGCCAGTGCGGCCCATGTTCATTGCGGCTGTGTCATTCAAAGTGCCGAAAAGCCCCAATGGTAAACCAGACAAGAATCCAGCCCCCGTCAGTAGCCCGCGCCCCGTGCCACCAATGTATCCGAAATTGTTCGCCGCACTACGATCCACCGGGTCGGGCATATGTTCTAAATTGTCGGGCGAATCAACGACCGGCAACATTGGCATCGCCATTCTCGGCGGGGGTGCGGCGACCGGGGCGACCGGCGCGGCGGGAGCCACGACGGGGGCCGCGACCGGCGCTGGGGGTAGCGGTAAAATGCCCGTCGGTGTGTACGCCGCCGCGTAGGGGCTTACCGTGGGGCGCTGGATCGCCATGACCGGCACCTCGGGTCCGATGCCGAGAAGATTTGTGTAATAAGCCATATTAGACCACGTAACTTGTGTCGGGTTCGATTGATGTCTTCCAGCCGTACTTGCTGCCGTGGACGCCGACGACGGCGTTCGAGGCAAAAGTCAGGCATACGGAATCTGCAAGGTCTGGCGACCGAATACCGCGTTTACGCATCTCGTCCTTGCCCTCAATTTTGATTTTGCCTGATGACGTGAATGCGAAACGTGGGGCCGCCAGTTCGTGAATAAGTTGTTGGTCGTCGGGGATGACGCACTCCCTCGCCTCAAACCACTCTCTCGTCTTGCCCCACAATTCATCTCGCAAACGCATATATTTTTGCTGCATCGACGCCGACTCACTGACGTTGACGCTCCTCGCCGGTAAGTCCAACTCGACCAGCCGGTCGTAAACACCGGAGCCGATGCCGATGCTGTCAATGCAAATCTCTTGTGGCCGGTCGATGATCGGCGTGTTCTCAAATTCATCCAAAACGATGCCCGCCAATTCCATCGTTGACTTGTCGCGCCACGTCTTGATCTCTTGAATGTGACTGCCCTTGCGCTTGCACAGTGCGCTCCGGTCGCTGCCGTAGCGGGCGCAGTCCAAACCCCAGACGACCGGGGCGACGGGACTGACCTCGATGTCCCTGCCGACGGCGTCTTCGATCAAAAAAAGCGGTATATAAGTGTCTTCGTCCGCTTGAGGAAATTCGCCCAAAACGCGGACACGGTACGCATTACTTTGGTCGCCGTAGCGCGAAGCCATGTCGCGCAAGAAGTCAGGCGCGACGAGAGGACTGTCAGCGCACGACACTTTTCTTGTCCACCAATCATGTGCCAATTCCGTATGTGTTCGATAGAAAAACCCAGTCGCTCGGACGGGGTTGCCCAGTAGCAAAGTAGTAGCATTGTGTCCCGACATACTCCCGGCGGCGCTCTCAAAAACTTCCTCGGGGATGCCGCTGGCCTCGTCGGCAATCAAAAGGACATTTTCACTGTGGACGCCCGCGAGACTTTCTGGCCGTTCCTTGCTGCTCGTCCTGGCGCTGCAAAACGCCTCGGTCGGGCTGGCTTTCAGATAAATGCGGTCGCTGGTCGCCTCTAAGAGTTTCCTGACCGGGGCAGGCATTTCTTTCAGTCTGGCCTTGGCCTCTGCGAAAAGCGCGTCGTATAGCTGCGATGCCGTGGGGGCGGTGACGACCACTTTGCACGGGAATCTCGTTACGAGAAACCAGAGTATGAGTGCGGCGGCGCACGACGATTTGCCGATGCCGTGGCCGCTTCTGATAGACAGACGGCGTTCGCCTTGTGCGACGGCGGTCATCACTTCGCGCTGCCAAGCAAGTGGCGGCATGGCGATGACGTTCTGGGCGAAGCCCGCCGGGTCGTCGCGGTAGCGTTCTACGAATTTTTTCCACGCGATTTTTTTGTCGGTCGCCATATGTGCCTTCAAGTAAATGCGTGGGGGGTACAAATAATTCACGCCCCGCCTTCTCTGCGAAGGGGGGCATCGACGGTCAAATGGTGGAGCCGGGCGGGAGTTGCACCCGCCGTTCGGCGCTGGCAGCGAGGAGAGAGGTGAGGGAATCGGTTGCCAGCCGCCCGTCCTGCGCGGCCCCGTAATCTGTGGCGTCAGGTCATCTACCTGACGGTCATGCGTTTAATATCAATGCGTTACGCGTTCTTGCTGCTCGTCTGCCGCTTTATCCACGATATGCGGCTCGATTTTCGGCTCGTCGTCGTCCTTGCGCGGCGCATCCGCCAGCGCCTCGACGGCCTCAAGATGGGCGCCCTCGTCGTCAATGCTGACCTGACGTTTCTCGACCAGCAATCCGCCAAGCTTGGCGAGGCCCATCGCGGCTTGAGACGCCGCCGACCACTGGCCCGCCGCCGTCGCACCCGCGTGTATGTGGCGCAGCTTCTCGCAGATTTCCTCGACTGTGATGGCTTCCTGATCGTGATATGCGGCCTTAAGGTGATCGACCATTGCCGTAACCTTGACGTTTTTTAAAAGCTCACACGCTTTCTCGGTTACTGACTTATTCGTCATGTTTTTTGTATTATAAACTTTACGATATGCCTCAGAAGCGTTGCCGTTGCACGGTCCCACATATTGCCGAGCAAACTTCTCTTGCTTAATCGTCAGCTTCGGAAGATCGTCCATTGCCGCCTCAAAAAAGAAAAGGCGCCTTCGGAAAGACGCCTTAAAGTTTAATTCCAGAAAGGAGTAAAGGAGTATCGGGACGAATCCCAACGTAGTAAAAACATACTAGATTTAGTGTGCAACGTCAACACAGATACAACATCTTGTGCCAGAGGCCCAAAATAGCCCTCTCAGTGCGACGCTTCGCCGTGGCGGGGTGTACCCTCAGAATTTTGGAGATAGCCTTCCAGCGCGGCCCCCTGGCGCTCTTAGCGGCACTGTGACTTGCGGCCCAGACTAACTTGCGGTCATCCTCGTCAAGCCACTGTGAAATTTGCAACGCTAAATCATAATTCGTCACCTCCCGGCTTGTCGCCGGTCCCGGCGTCACGACCGCGTCGTTGTAACCAAACGCAAGGTCAGGATCGTCAGCGTATTGCGGCCAACATCCTTTGGCGCGTAAATCATACGCCCTCGGCAACCTCCGCTCCACCTCCGCCGCCGTATAAAACAAACCCAGCAACCCCGCAACGTCGCCCACTTCCTCGACGGCACGACGCGCCAGATCAGAACGGGATTTCGTCGTCGAGGGGTTCGCGCTTTTTGGCGCTGACAACTTTTGCATCGGGAAATTCATCCTTCACCGCTCCGATTAAGTTACACTGCGCGTCGAGCAACCGCGCCACTTCCTCAATAGAGAACACGCGGCAGTCTCTCAGTTCCTTAGTCGTCTTCCACGCCTCGGCGCTCGACTGCACAAACGCATACGCCGTCCCGCCATCGACTTTCACCGTCCACACTTCGGGGTCGATAGGCCGATGCCCTAACTCGGCGGCCTGACCGTCCAGTTTCTTCCAGGCGCGGAGCATGACCTTGACCCGTTTCTTGACGGCCTCGACATCATTCTCGGTAATCGCCGCGTCGAGTTTCGCCTTGGCGGAACCAAACCGCGCCGCCGTATCGACATCCACTAGCCCCGGCAGCCTGTCCGCCCCCCAACGTAATTCCATCCGATGCACCATCTCATCAAGTGGACGCAGCGCGTGATAAATCTGCTCGTGGGTGACGTTGCCGACTTTACTCGCGTTGAGCAGTGGGTCGGATTTTTTGAATCTGCGCTGCCCCATCACACAGTTCCGCCGCCCTGACCGAACACTGTGTTAGGGGCGGTTCTTTGAGCCGCCCTTACACAGTTGAGGTTATATATATATACGCAACTGTGTGTATCGGATAAGTAATTGATATTGCTACAAATTCCGCAAGACTGTGTATACCCCGACCACAGTTGAAATTGTTTGTTTGTTTTCAATGCGTTGACCCCCATTTTGGCATTTCCACGACTTCGTACCCTTTGCGCTCGACATGCGTGATAAACCCGTCGTCGCATAGCTCCATAAACGCCCTCAAGACCACGCCCTTTCGATGCCCTTTGATCTCCCTCGGCAGCGCCGTCGTCACTTTTCGACCACTGGAATTTTTAGAGCGAAACGGCGTCTTGTCCTTCCACGCCCTATCCACCGCCTCGGCGATATTTAGTTTCAGCGCCCGTTGTTCGATCCGATCGACGGCACTTTGAGACGTTGGCACTTGCAATACGCCGCTCTCCCAAATGAGCATCACATTGCTCTCGTCACCCGTCTCCGAGTAGTTTGATTTCTTGCGGCTTAACACTCGCACGTCGTCGTTATATTGCTCCCTGGAGAGGTAGGAGCGGCTCCTGACGCTGTTCTCCCAGGCGGTTGACCCCGACATCCCCGACCCGCTGGCAAGCCCCGAGAGGGACGGGTGAGCCAATAGAATGACGGTCGCGTTGTACGTCGTGCAAAGGTTGCCGCAATAGGATTTGATGAACGTGTTGACCTCTCGGCGGACGTTCTCATTGCCGCCAAAAAAGTCTGTGGCGTTGTCCAAAATCACACAAATCTCGTCGGCCTCGCCCCTGGCCGTCTCGACGGCCTTGGTCAAATCCTCGTAGAATTGCGTCGCCTGATCTTCCCCGGCGTTAGGAAACGTGACGACGATATTGTCCTCGCCGACCCTCGGCCAAAGATAGAGATCGTCTGGCGCACTGCCGAAACCGTCTTCAATGCCACGCCACTCGTTAATGCTGATTTGGCGCCGGTCGATCTCGTCTTTGTCGTCCTCACATAAGACACACAAGACCGGCATCTTGCGCGTCTTGATACCCATGAACGGCTCACCGTCGGCGATGCAGTTGGCGAGTTGCTGCACGAGAAGTGTCTTGCCGACGCCGCCCTGGCCGAATAGAAGTCCGACCGCCTTCTTAGGAAACCACTGGTCGAGCAACCACTCGCGTTCCGGCACGGGGCCGGTGACTTCCGAGGCGCGATACATTCCGGCGGGCAGTCCGGTTTTCTGATCGACGACGACGGGGTCTTTTTTCTCCTCCCGCCGGAACTCACCGATATCAAAACCATTTTCTTTCGCCATGAAAAAAATCGAACCCGCGCCGACGCGCTTCACGTCTTTGATTGAGTGCCAGACGCGGTCAGTCTCTTGGTCGTCATACTTATCCGACCGCTTCGACCAGCGGTGCCACAGTTCATATCCCTCGTCGCCGACGGCGCCTTTGATCGACATCGCCATGCGGACCCAATCGTCGTAATGCCAATCGTCATTATCAATGTGGGCGAGTGCGACATCGACCTCCCTGACCTCACCCTGCAACTCATTCGTCGCAAACCAATCGAGTTGAGCGGCGCCATTGCTCTCGCGGCCTTTCTTCTCGCCGTACTGGCTGAGTGTCGTATTGGCGACGGCAATGAAGTCGTGGAGTTGTTGCGGCGTGACCTCGGTCAGTTGCTCGACGGTCACGTCCATTAGACTGTCGTCGCTCCAGCGGTATTTCTTTTTTGTGTCGGGGTGTATGCCACTGGCGACGAATTGCTGCCCCTCGGCGAGTAGCTCGACGGCATTGTCGGTGCCGTTGATGTCGAATATCGCCGTCTTGATCTTCCGCATCGGCTCGGTGCAGCGGAAGACGAATAGCGTCTTCGGCGCCTGTCCAATTCTTTGCGGCGCGAAGCCCAGGTCTTCCTCGACCAAATTGCAAATCTGCTTGGCGATGGCCTCGTCATAAATATCAACGTCCAGCGCCACGACGTTTGACGAACCCCCACATAGGACGCCGATGTTCGCGCCGTTGAAACTGTCAAAATCAAGCGCCGTGTCGGGTCTACCCTGCCAGCCCTGCAATATGGGTTTCTTACCGTCGAGCGGCGTCGTGTCGAACCCGGCGCCAACCAGCATAGGCGCATATTTCGGATAACGCGCAGTCTTCACGGCGACGGTCATTGCAGCCTCGCGGCGTCTTGCTTGGTCATCGGCTTCGGCGGGTCGATGCGCCGGTAGCCTTTGAGCCAAAAAATTATTCGCTTCCACATTTCTTTTTTCCCACGACGCAATTTGGGTTGTGCTGTTCCGGCGAACAAAAACAACGGCCTTTTAGTCGCCGCACAAATTCCACATTCGCCCGGACGGGGCTTATAAACCCACCGTCAGGCTTCAATGCCATATTGCGTTTGTACGTCTCCGCGCCCTTGCGCCGCCCCTCGTCAGTAATGTTCATTTCCGCCCCTCAAAGAAATGGGGGGCGCGACGGCCCCCCTATTATTCATCTTAAAATTCTTCGTCGTCGCCAGCGTCGTCGTCACCAACATCAATCGACGTGTCGCCGTTCTCCTGTAAGCACTCGGGACGGTCCACCCACTTGACGAGTTTGAGCTTGGCAAACGCCGTGGAGCCTTTGCCCTCGCCAAATGATTTTTTCTCGACGCCGTCCATTTTGACTAGTGGCAGCTTACCCTTTTCGGCGTCTTGCAGTTGCGGCGCTAGGTGCGTCAACGACATGAACACGCCCGTGCCGTTTTGCTGCCACAGTCCCGCATCCCCGCCGCCCAAGGCAACGCGGACCGAGAAGCCTTTTTTCCACCCGTCGCCCTCGGGGCGCTTCATCATCCGGCTTGGGCTTTCGTTCCACTTCCACGGCATCCCGAACTGACCCCACCCGGTTTGCAGGTTTTCGATGTCGAGTATCACGCCCTTCTTAAACCGGTCGGTGATGTCAGTACGCTCGTCGCCGTCCTTTAATGAAAACGACCGCGCTGGCGCCGACCCGTCGTCACTCTCTTGGACGTGCCAGTTAATGAACGGGCCACCACCGCCGCCCTCATTTCCCTCGTCAATAAACATATTTTCTCTCCTTGATTGAGATTGTGTCGCGGAGCCGCCGCGACGACGGTGTCGGCTCAGATGCCGAAAAGCTCTTTGCGCTGCTCGACGCAGTCGCTCCAATAAAAGTGCGTCGGATCTACGGGAACAATCGACGCAAGATATTTGGCGTCGTCGCTGACCCTGAGAAACCGCTCCAGGCGATTGGCTTGCGTTTTAAAATTTTCTAATTCTTCATTAACGTCGCCGTCTTCAAGCCAGCCAGATTTTTTTGGCGTGACGTAAAGAAATTTGACTTGTTGATTGCCTGTTGCTTTTGCATAGAAACAACGCTGGCGCCGATGCGACGCCATCATTTTGCTTGGCATTTTCAATGTCGTTTTGAGGTCAACGATTAGCCCATGTTTTGGATAAACAAGATCAAGAAAGCCGATTACTGGAATTTTCCAACCGTCACCATTGCAAACCAGCGAAACCTTTTTCTGGCTGCCGTCGATGTTAAACTCTGGTACGCCGAGTTGATGTAATTCCTCGACAGCCAATTCAATCATCGCCGGGATGCCTTCGCGTTCCTTCTCGGTCTTTTCGTTTGCCAAGGGGATCAAAGCGTCAAACTTTGTGAGCGCCGCTGCAATTACAGCGGCCAATTTTTTGCCCGCTAACACGGCAACGACCGCATCCTCGACCACATTGCCGCGATGAATTGGTGGCCCGGCTGGGCGCTTAATCTTCAATAATTTTTCCGCGACCCACAAAGGCGCATTAGACTCATAGCCACTAATGCTTGACGGCGAGATATGTTTGATGCCGTGCATCTCGAAACCGTTTTTTTTATTAAAGGGTGCGCTCATCGGGCTTCTCTTCCTTCACTGCTAGTACTGAATAATTGCCGTGGTGACTATCGACGACGCGGATGTCCCAACCGTCGTTGATGTATTTCTCAATAACCTCGTCGTCGTCTTTGGGAAGCCAATGGCACCATGTGATTTCGGCGGTCATGCCGCCCTCGCAAAGAACTCAATGGGCTGATTGAACTTGTGTCCAAACTCGTACCAGCAACAATTATCGAAGCCGACCGACCCGCCAAACCAACTGACGCGCCCCACGCTGATTACGCGGCGGCACTTTGTTTCGAGGTAGGGGATGGCCTGTTTTGTGTGCATCCAATCGGCGTCGAATAGAAGCCACGTCACTGGCGCTACTTCGCAAAACTTGTCGATCATTGGATGGAGCGCGTCGCGGTGCCACGGCGGGTTTGTGATAAACATCTCGCCGCCGCACCGCTCCAACGTCAGGGCGTTTTGAATCTGGATGCCGATGTCGGGTTCGTTGGGGTCGTCCGACGGTACGAGGTCGCCCGCCTTGGTGCATATATGTCCAAACTTCTCTAAGTGCCGGATCAACGCACCGTCGCCCGCGCATGGCTCGTGGAACCGCGTTTGTTTTGGCAGGTGCGGCAGTAATGGCAAGACGGCGGCGAGGGGAGTGCGGTAGAAATCGCGCTTGTTCCGCTCAAACTTTTGGTAGGCGCGTTTTGTCATTTGATCACGCCGCTTTGCCGGAACAGCGCCTCGACGGTTTCTTCCTCCATGACGTATAGGCGGCGTATCGGTCGCCCGTCCTGGCGGCATATCAGAATGTCGGCGTTGTCTTGGTCGAGACTGTCGAGGAGAAATTTAAAACCGCCGCCGTTCTTGCGGCGCTTACATTCCACAACAAAACCCGAGAGCATGAGGTCGCCCTTGTGTTTGTCACCTAGTTGCTCTTTGTATGCGCCCGACGCGAACACCCGTTTGCAATCGACGCCCAAATTGTCCCAGTGCTTAACGACCTCGGCCTCAAGCTCATATCCGCGCTGCTTATTCCGCCTCGTCATCGAGCCTCTCCCGTTCAGCGGTTAAGGCGTCGCGGGCGTCGCCCAGCATGTCTTCCAGACGCGCCACGTCGATGTCGTGGTCGAAGGCCAACAGGGTGCCGTTTAAGGCGAGTTGCAAGTGGTAGACGATTTCGCCAAGAATCTGTTCGTTACTCGCCATCATCGCCTTCGCCCATTTCATCTAAAACGATGCTCACCAATTCCATCGTGACCCACAATTCAGCGAGTAATGCGAGGTATCCGATGGCGTCTCTCATTGTATCCCAGGACGGCTTTGGCCCTTTCAATCTGGCAATCTTCATTTCCGCCATCCTGAGTGCGACTTCCCACGCCTCAAGTTTGTGGTCTGACCCGGCGTTCCAAATGTCGGCGATGCACTGGAAATTTTCGGCTGGCGGGCCGTATTGGTCTTGCCGGTCGCCATTTATAAGTGCGTCGGCTTGTCGCAAAATTTTGGAGCGCAGTGGCTCATCGTCGCCGAGGCACTTCGGGCAGCGCCGCGTCGTCATGTCGTCGTTGCGGATGAAATGGTTGCCGTGGCAAAGATCACATTCAGTCATCTTCGCCTCGCAGTGCCTTGATAGCGCGGAGCGGAATAAAGATGCGGGACCGATCACCGTCTGATCTGACAGATTCGATCTGTTTAGACTTGATGAGCTTGTAAAGCGTATTCCGCGAACTCGGTGAAATCTCTCCGAAGATCGCCTCGACCGCCTGATCGACGGTCAGCAATGCGGGGGCGGTCATCGTGTCAAGGATGCGTAACAAGCATCGTTGGCGATGCAGAGAAGCTCCAGCCCGACGAACAGCGTACCAAAGAACGCCAACGTCAGAATAAATTCACCGAGAAATTTCAAATACGTCATAACCCTCTCCTTATTGGATTAATCACCAATAAGTAAAAGTAATGACGTTTGTCAATAAATATTACGTCAGAATTTCACACCGACAATTTTATGGATGGAAAGTAAGGTATCGCGGGGGAAGCTCAGATTTTGCTCGGGGCTATACTGACTAAGGCTTACAGCCTCGTCGGACAGGGCGACAAATTCTTTGACGATGGCCGTCTTATTGCCGTCGTTTTCAAACTGCACGACGACCAAATCACCGGCCTTGTACGGCAGTCCTGGGTGAACAAATGCGATTTCACCGGCTTGGATTCGCGGCGCCATGCTGTCGCCGACGACGTAGACGGCGTATGCCGTCGGGCTTCCCGAGAGGAAGTCGGGCGCGGTGATAGAGTCGATAGGCTCATTCACGTCGGAGATGTCTACGCCGACGCCGCCCTCTGCGGCACCATAAATAGGTATGCGTTGCTGGGGCGTGGACTTGGAGACGACGCTGCCCTCACTGTCCACGCCAAGCACCTGATCGACAGTGACGTTGAGCGCGTCGGCTATCGACTGCGCGATTTCCAGGCGCGGCTCGGCCTCGTGGCGCACATACCGCCGCAACGTGTGCGGCTGCATGTCAATGAGGTTTGCCAGTTCCTTAGCGGAAACGGCGGCGTCTGCCATTAACACCTTGATGCGGTTTTTTCTCAAATCAAACTCAATGCCGGTGATTACCGGCAACTCTCTCTCTGGATTTTGCATTTCGATTCTCCCTCTCGCGGAGAGATTAACGAAACGTTATTTTTTTTGTCAAAAGGTAATAAACCACATTTCGCTATGGTTTTATACCACTTTTTTTGTTCGAAACTTCAACGTGTTCAGCCATGCGTGCCATCATGTTGGACCCGATAAGTGACCTTGCCAAGTGCAGTAATGTTTCTTCGTCCAGCACTTTAGAAACGCCTTCTCGAAATTCGGCTTCAAGTTGCTCAGAGGGATGAAAGTTTTCATCAATCAAGCCAGATCTTTGCGCCATTTTGATCGTCTTTTTAGCATTTGAAAAGTCGATATTTTTTGCCTTACACTCCGCAGAAAGGTTGAACTTTTCACCTGTCCAATAGCTAACCATGATGCTGTAAAGCAAGCCTCGACGAGCCAAACTGGTGCGAAAAAAATTAAGCGTCGGAAAGCATTCGGCAGATGCAATGCCCATGTGAAATTGGTGTATAAATCTTGCAAAATGAAGGATCGCTCCATTGCGCATCGCGGCGCTAAATTCTTTCGGACGGCTTCGATTCGACTCTGAAATTGCGTTGAATTTGAACATTTTGGACCTCCTGAAAATTGGTAAAAAACCATGTTGAAAATGGTACAAAACCACTTTGGCTGTGGATTATCTTTTAATTGCCTCACTCATTTTATCTGCAAGCGTCTGATTCCGCTTCGGTGGACTGATCCAGTGGCCGTAAAGCTCGTAGGTCAGTGCGACGCTGTAGTGGCCGAGAACCTTTGCGACAGTCTCGGCGGGTTCTTTGACCTCGAACAAAAGTAGGCTTGCAAAGAAGTGTCTGAGGTCGTGCCAGCGGATGCGGTCGGCGCCAGCGGCGTCACACGCCTTGTGCAAACCTCGCTTGCGCCAGTTATCTACGTCGGCGTAATTCCCGGCTTTTGACGGGAAGACTAAATTCTTCCGGCGCTGCTCTAGGGGTTGTTGCAGCTTCCATTCCTTCATCATCTGCTCCAACTCGGGCATCATCTGAACGGTACGGAAGCCGTGTCGCGTCTTAGGATCGTCGATGGACTTGTCTTTCTTCCGCGCCTTCTCCACATGAATAAGCCCGTTGTCGAAATCAACATAATCCCAGGTCAATGCGATTTGTTCGCCCGCTCGCAATCCCGTCCACGCGGCAAAGCGCATGGCGAGGCCGTAATGTTTGGGCGCACAATCCAAAATCTTTGCCATTGTGTCCATGTCGATCCGCTTAACCGTGGCCTTCTTTTTGACCGGCTCCAGCGTCACGTCGCCGAAATTTAACATGGCGTATTCACGCTCGACGCACCAACGACCAAAGCCTTTGAGGACGCCCGCCTTGTTGCGGCCCGTCTTCGGGGCGCCCGCAAACAGAACGTCGATCACGTCGTCGAGTATGTGGACGGGGCGCAAATCGCCGACGCGGACGGCGCCCAGAATTTCGGAGACTTGCTCCAACGCGACGCGCTTGTTCTCCACCTGGGCCGCGCCAACGTCGCCACGTTTCGCCCGCGCCGCCTCGCCCTCTAGGTATTTGGCGACGGCGTCGGCGAACAGTGGCGTCGCGGCGGGATTGATGTAGATACCCCGCCGGGCTTTCTCGGCCTCGACTTGTTTAACGTAAGCCTTGGCTTGTTTCTCAGTCGCGAATGTTTTCGTCTGCCCGCCGATTGCGCGGGCGCAACCGATCCACTTTGACGGGTCTTTGCTTGAGCGTCTAACTGGCATCACTCCCCCCTGCGCTTCTGTGCCGCAAACGCTTGCGCGTCGTTCCATGCTGTTGAAAAAATCTTGTCGAAAAGTTTTTCACGCTGATACCCAGGATTGTTCTTATCTGGATAGCTGACGAGAAAAGCAGAGCCGAGGTTCCGTATCTGAACAGGACCATAATCATCCCACTGCTCAACCCATATCCATTTGGTTTGACTTCCGCTCATCACCCTTCTCCTTTTGTTTTGTTCTTTTCACCAACCCAATGAATATCAATTCCCACTCCCATCTCATCTGCGAGTGCTTGGAGCGTTAGTCGGATCACCGTGTCATCAAACGCCGAAGCTGGACGATGAAGTAGTAGTTCAGTCGGCCACTTGCCGTTTCTTTCGGCTTGTTCAGAGAGCCGTGACATAAACCCCTCAATCCCATTTGCCACTTCAATTGCTATGGGGTTTTTTGCATCAGTGTCTTTCAAAGCGGCGTCAATGGCGGCTTGGTCATTTTTCCAGTTCGCCATACCCTACTCCTTTTTTGATTGACTTATGTTTCTTCGCTGACAATGAACAGTAGATCGTTTCGTAATGAGTCCGTGTTTCAAATCCTGGCATCACTCCCCCCTGTACTCAATGAAACTATCCTCACTGCCATGAGGCATATTGAAGACACGACGCGCGTGTTGAACCCCTCCGGAAACTCCCTGGCTGCGTAGCCGCAGCCAATCGTCTCGGTGTGTCTGGCGGCACCCTTGCCGCAATACGCGCACGTCTGACGGTGATCAAAAATAGTAATCAAACACATCCCCCTGATACCCAGGCTGGCCCTTTAGCACCCAATCGAAATGGCTTGTGGGGCGGTAGCGCATGACGCCGTGCTCGTCACGCCTCTCCAATAGTCCATCATTCACGGCGTAATTCAGCGCGGCATCGCGAACCTTTTTTGGAATGTTGATTGCCTCGCGTGCGATCAGAGCATCGCTTGCCGGGATCCCCGAATAGGTTCGGGATGCATATCCAATGACATGTGCGTACATAACCAGCCGAAGGTACTCATGCATCGAGGCAATGACCGGGTTCCCCGACTTAGCCCATCTGTGGGCGTTGGGATTTATTCTGTAATGAATCCAACTGACCAGATTCGTATCGCAAGAGGCCAGTTGTACATCTCTATGCGTTTTTAGTGTGTCAGTCATCTCTCTCTCCTAAAGTTTGCACCAGCAAAGCCCTGCGCTGGTGGTCGGGGCCAAGGGGCGCTAGTGCGCGATGGGGTTAAGTTAGCCGAGGGTTTGCATCAGACGGCGAACCCGCTGGGCGGTGCCTCTCGCAGATGCTTGCAGTCCAATAGCATCGTCGCCCATGTCCCAGCCCTCGCCAGCGCAATCAGAATAATACTCAGCGTCCGAGAGCCATTCCCGTAATTCCGGCGCGGTGCATTCATACCGAATTGTCCGCTTCAACTCTTTGACCCTAATGCCTGTCGGCAAGTCACGCTCAGAATGGTCGATGGCGAAGGTCTTGGGAATGTCGATTGTATAGGTTGTCATTTTCTCTCTCCTTGTTGCTACGTGGTCCCTCAACCACGATGACATTATGCAACATATTATTTGATAAAACAACAAAAAAATGACCGTCAGGTAATTTCGCAGATTGGCCCCTGTCGCGATGTCAGAGCAGCATTTGAGCATCTTTGAGCTAAAAACAAAAAAAAAGCCGCCCCTGCCGGGGCGGCTAACTAACTGTAATAATTAAATTATTTAGTGGTTGCGGGGGTAGGATTTGAACCTACGACCTTCAGGTTATGAGCCTGACAACATGCCAAATAATGTCTAACTATTACAGCCACTTAGCTTTGATATCAAAGCCCTAGCAGGTAATGCTAAACATTATTGATGGAAGGTGATTAAAGCAAGCGATTATTGAGAACGGATTTTCAGCGACTTTTCTTCAACTACCTGACGGTCGTTTTCGTCGTCACAAAAAGCAACACCCTGGCAGCAATCGCCGTCAGTGATGCACTTACAGTTAGCGCATTGGTAGTGGCCGTGGACGAACACCATCGGCCTACGGCTGCCGCATTTGACGCACTGAATCATTTCTTCAACTTCCCTGCAATCTTCTCACCCGACCGTCCGACCACATAGCCTCCGACGCCGATTGATAACAGGGTCCAGAGTTCGTCCGGCAAGGGTATCGACAACGGAATTTGATTTCCCGTTGATAGCGTCACTGCTAATTCAGCCAGTGGTGCCAGTAGAAAATTCCAGGCAACGATAGCAGTGATCGTCAGCATTAAAATTGGCCGCCACGTCGCCGTGATCTTATGCTCCGATTTTGCCTCGGCTATGACGACGCTGGCGGCGGCCTCTTCAATTGCCGCCGTGTTCTGCATCATCGCCATGTTCAACTCGCGCTCAATCTCTTGCGCTTTGTTTTTGTCGGCGGGCAACACTCGACCTATGACATCTTTGACGATAGGCCCGAGGACGGGAAGCAAGGCGCCGATCATTAGTCGATGTCCGAGAAAAATTTATGGTTGCCGATCATGGCGACCGGCTCTTTGCCCTCAGACCAATCTGGCTGCACGGCCTTGGTGTGATAATGGCATGACCCCATCGTCGGGTCGTCTTCGGAGACAAGCGCCTCGGAGACGGCCTGTAGTGCGGCGACATATTCTGGATGCGTTTTGTCCAGCCCAATCAGTTTTTCGCGGTTAGGGTCATTCTCATTCCAGCATGAAAACTGCCAGGGCTTTTGACAGACCGTCTCAAGCGTGTCGCCCCACCATCCGCCTTTCGCCGCACGGTTGATAATGACGTGGGCGACGGCCTTCATGCCGTGTTCGCCTTCTCCACGCGCCTCGGCCCAGACAGTGCGAGCAGCAATATCGAGGTCGTCGCTCGTAACATTGTCGGTAGTCATTAACTCCATCCTTTCATAATCAAATACCGAACCTCGTCAAATGTGAGCCGCACGGTTTCGGTCGATGACTCTGTCGTCATGGAAATGATGAACGGCTTTGACAAGTCACTGTCTCGCTCAAATGCGACGGTCGGCTTATCGACGTAACGATGCGCCTTTAAATTTTCCGGCATGATTCCTCCCACGTTTGACGCTCATCAGACTCAATTAAAACGTGTTCAAAAATGTGTGTAGTCATGCTTTTGATTTCGCTAATCGGTCGGAACACCACTTTGCGAACATCTAATGCCGCCAGGGCGACGATGTCGCAGCGGTCGGCTCGCATAACGATTTTCTTGTTGTTGCCTGAGCAAGTTTTCCACGAATAGCAGCGTCGGTCGCGCTGACGCGCCCGCGTCGATTTGACCTCAACCCTGATCCACTTGTCGGCGTGGCGGGCGAGAATGTCGAAACCGACTTTATTGACGACATCGCAGTCGACTCCAAATCCGGCAAGCACTGCCGCCGTTAAAAAGTCACCGGACTGTCCAATCTGAACATTGGTTTGGCCCTTGTTTAAACTTTTATCGGCAGCCAATTCACTATGTCCTCAGTGCGGACTTCGCCGTTACGCTCGATACAATCATTGGCGTCGACCATCGTCAGAACAGTGGTATCAATCCCATTATTTATGTTTGCCAGGCGACTATGAAATACATGAATGCGGTGTGCAGTGAAGTTTGTCGGCGGCTCTGCCGAATTGAATGCCTCGAGGAAATTGTCTTTGTCTTTGCCCGACAGAATTATTTCTTTTAAATCTTTAAACCGAGACTCAAGCGTGTATTTAAGCTGCCCAATCGTAAACTTGCACTCCTGTCCCAACTCCGGCTTCGGTTTGGCGGCCTGGGCGGGCGGCGTCGTCTGGCACCCAGACAACAAAAAAGCCGCCACGACGGCGGCGATGGCGGCGGCTTGGAGGGGGTTCATTTGTTACGCCACTCTCGCCAAGCGATGCGGGCGCGGATCACCACTATAATAAGAGTGACGCAGACGATGCCAAATTGCATTGTCTCTTGGACGGTGTGCAGCCAAAGCGGGAGACTGAGCGCGGGCGCCGCGACGGCGGCGTCAATGGCAATGCGTTCCTTCATAATTCACTCACCGTTAATTTTGTCGTCGAGCATACGGTCGTCGCCAACGACGCGCCTAAGATCGTGTCCGCTAATTTTTGACGAGGGTATGTATTGCCACGTCCGGCCCCATTTCCCTTGCCGCTCGAAAATGGTTTCTTTGATGCCGATATGAATAATGGTAACCTTGTCGCCGTCTAAAATACAGGTGTCCATTGGTTCAAAGCCGGGCGTTAGTTTCCACTTGATCGCCGCAATCAAATCGCTCGACCAATCGCGAATGGCGAGGCCGACTGTCACAGTAATTATGAAACCGACCCACGCCAGCCATCCTTGCGGAATTTCGATTTCAGGCATTTATTTTAACCTTTTGCAGCCCGAGCGCGTGTTTATTTACTTGATCGCCCCGCTTTGGGTTGCGGCATACCAGAGCCAGTACCCAATAAGGGCCGCACAAAAAAGTACACCGACCCCTTTTCCAATTTCAGTCAAGATCCGCTTGTTGCGCTCTTGACGTTCAAGCTCAGCTTCGCGAGCGGCGGCCTCGCGTTTTTTCTTTGCCGCAATCGCTATCTTTTGGCGTTCAATAATGTTGTCCCAGGTATCTTCTCCGAATCTGGCATTGAGTGCCTTGCGAAGTGAGTTCAGTGCTTCTTCATGCTCCTCGTGCTGGACCTGTGCCCGTGTGGCCCCGGCTAAAGTAGTCTCGTCATCGACAGAACCGTCCTGCTTTCCAAGTCGGCTCTCAACAACTTTCTCATTGTGCGACCGCTCTTCGACCGCTTTTTTGTTTTTATTTACTTCCGAATTTGAGTTGAAGATCGCGTCCAGATGTCCACCGATTGCCGAGAGGTCGTCGGCAGTTTCGAGGGCGCTCTTGCAAGCGCTGATCGCCACTTTGGCGGCAGAGTAAGATGCAGCGAGAGTTACGGGGTCCATCGCGTCGCCTCACTGCGTTACGGCTTCGTCGGCCACGGGTCCGACGAGCCATCATCACCACGATCAAACGCATACCATTGCGAAATGAAGGTTACTGCATTTGACGTGTTGGCCGGGAGGTTCCGCAATGATGTCCGATACGCACTCATCGCATCTGTCATCGTCACATCACTTAAAGCATAAAAATCTGTTTCAGCCAGCCGCGCATTCCGCTCAAGGCGCAATTCAGCTAAAGCGCGGTCATTTGCGGCCGCGTCCCACGCCGTCTTGAGAGCGTTGGTTGCTGTTTCTTCAGCGTCAGAAAGTGCAATGACTTCACCGTTGCTGATTTTCGTTCTTGCCATAATGATCTCCTCTAGCTCGTTGAGAGTCCAAGCACGGTAACTGTGCCTTCATTAACAAAATTGCTGCCGCCGCTATTGAACAACTTAAAAGCATTGAACGCTGCGAGGGTTTTATGTCGCCCAGCAATTGAGCATGACAGTTGGACTGATCCGGAAGTTGTAGAAGTTTGGCAAGTTCCGGTGTAGGAATTTTCAGTCCCAGTCATTGCTTTAAACAAGAGAAAATCCATATGCGTCGGATTCCCGTCAGAGTTTGACAGCACGAAATTGGCTGTATCTTCACCTCCGATATTTAGTGGCCCGTTCCGGACGGCGTTGCCGTTGACGCTTGAAAGATGGTTAGAGCTTGTGTCATAGCTCGGCGAACTGCCGGTGTCCGCAGACAACTGCATGTTTATATTTTCGCCAGCTCCGCTATTTATTCCGTTGACCACAACGCGAAATATTGTGTGATTCGTTAAATCTTTAAATTCGATTGAACTTGGCGTTCCACTTACTGTCGTATGCTGAACGACTGACCAGATGCCGCCAGCTGCGGCCCATTTCAAACCTGACGCTTGACTGCTATCGGCGGTTAAAACGTGGTCGTTTGTGCCTGCGGCGAGTTCAACGGGGTCTGTGGCGCCGTCACCAACAACAATGCTGCCTTTTGCTAAAGCACTCATTGCTGTGATTGCGCCAGTCCCACTCCCCAATAATATGCCGCCATCAGTCAAAGTTGACGCGCCCGTACCGCCATCTGAAACCGGCACGTCGAGGCCGCCGGCGCGATAAATAGCGTTACCCTCAACAGCAAGGTCACCCGCTCCAGATCGTGAAAGCGTCGTGTCGCTTGCAGCACCAATATTTACTGCTGTGAATTGTGGGCTGTCGCCGGTTCCCAATCCTAAATTTGTCCTAGCCGTCGCGGCGTCACTCGCGCCAGTCCCACCGTCGGCGACCGCGAGGTCGGTGATGCCCGTGATGCTGCCGCCGTCAATGTTGATTGACGCCAGGGCCGTAGTACCGGAGACCACGTCGGCAGTATGACTCATTAATGCGCGGATCGCGTTGTTAATATTTGATGGTGGGCAGGCCTCATCTATATTAATAGAATCTATGTCGGTATTGCTGGCGCTTGTAGCGCTGTAGTCGGTCCATGAAGTTTTTGCCATGATTTCCTCGTTGATTAAGGCATAATTGAGTTGACCGCGTCGGCGGCACGTCGAATGTTGCGTTGGGGGATACTGTCGCGGCCTGTATCGACCCCGGCAGTTGCAGTCGCGCCAAGCGGCGCACTACTCAAACGGTTAGCGTATGCAAGGGTTTTTGCGTACCCGCCGCCGCCAGCGTCGCCGATAATCGGCAGACCCTTCCCAAGTGCAGTGACCCTAGCAACAAGCCCGCCTGATCCTAAGTCTCGGAACAGTCGGGCGATTAAATGTCCAGAGCCGGACGGGTTCATCTTCATTTCCGCCGGGATTGTTCTTGCCACTCGTCCGGCAAATTTCCGTATTGCTTCGCGTTCTTTCTGGTTGAACATTAAATTGGCGAGGGATTTATTCTTCTCAAAAAAGTCGAAATAATTTTTGACGATTGCGGTTCTAGTTGTTTCCGCCTTGCCCCTCATATTTGCGTTTGTGAACATACGATAGATCGCCGCGTCTTTTATAAGGCCGATCTCCTCGCTGTCTTTGCCAAAGATATTCTGGACTCTTTTAACCAGTTCGATTGTTTCTTTTTTGGGGCCGGACTTTGCTACATTAACAAAAAAATTCACGACATTTTCTGGAGTCTCCCCAGAAAGAATTGTTCCTAATTTTCTCCCCGCCAAATCAGGGACGCCAAAACGATCTTTTGGACCCTCGAAAAACTTTTTCTTATACTCGGCCCAGGCCTTATTTCCCTGCTTAACGATAGCGAGAGTGTTAGGGTCGCCGTGGACTAATCCTTTTGTGATTGCGTCATCAATCGCTAAGTCCAGACGCGATTTCATTTCAATAATCAGGGCTTGTTCTTCGCCCGAGTCTGGCCCCTTCAAACTGTTTATTCTTGTCTGCAATGAGCGCCGAAAGTCATCGACAACTGCATAATCGGCGCGACTCATGCGCCCCTCTTTAAGATTTTTTCTTGTGCGCCGTAGCCTTTGCATTACTTGTTTGCCGTGTGGCATCAAATTGATCATTTGAGTGCGGAGACCGCGCTCACCAGGGACGGCCAAAAGGTTTTCAATGCCATTTAGCAAGGTACGGCCTGTAACAAATGCGGGGTTCTCTCGTACCGCCGTACGTTTCGCTTCCATTGCGGCGGCGGCGGAAGCGCCCTCGGCTGCCTCACGCTTAATTAACGAATCTTGTATTTGTGACCCAATAACATTCGGTGTGTCGGGGGCGAATCCTGACCCTTGACCAATTTGCGCCTGTAGCGCCTCGGCTTCTTTTTCTATTGCCGCCATTTGACGGTCGTCAGCGGCCCTCATTACATCAGTAGCACGTTCGCCATAAGACCCCGTCCCTTCGCGCATCATTGCCTCAGTTTCGAGGTCTGCACGGCTTCCAGTTTGTTGGCCCCTTGTCAGTGGAATACTGCCGGTATCAGGACGTGTCCCCCGCATTACTCGTTGCAAAGCGTCCTCATTCCCCGACGAGGCGGCGGCAATAATTGCTTGCAGACGTGCCGGTTCGAGCGGTTTCTTTAGGCCCGACCATATTTTTTGAAGGCCGCGCTTTCCAACTTTTAATAACGGCGGCATAGCTGCTTCGGCAAGCCCGCCGACCGTACTAACTGCTGCCACGTCTTGAACATCAACGGGGCTTTCGTTGGGCGTTTTCCCGCCAAATGCAGTTGTCGCCAATTCACGCAAAGTTTCGGCGGCCCCGTATGTCAACGCCCCTAAACCCAAACGTGTCAGGAACCCAGCGCCGCCCGATAAAATACTCGGAATAATGTAGGAACCCGTTTCAGCAATAAAATCATTCAAATCTTGCGCTGACATTCCGGCTTTGTTGACGACAAACTGTTTGCCGTCTAAAGAAATTATCGGCTCTTTTGTATTTACATCTTGAAATAACTCAACACGGTCTGGAAACGAACTCGCAATAATTCGAGCCTTTTCCCACGGCTCACCTGTCGCCATTAGTTTAAGATCAGTTCCCAGCCGATCATACCACGGCACAGTATTTTGTGCCGTAATCTCGGGAAGGTCCGACGGCGCCTCAATTATTTCTGGCGGCGTGTAACTAAGGTCAACGATACTGGCGCCTTGGTTTGGGGTTGCACTATTCGGTGCCGCGTTTCGCTGGCCTTCTGCCCCGCCAACGTCGACTATGTTATATTTAGGTTTGTCTGACATGATTATGGACCGGGCTTTAAGTATTTTGGCTTGCCGCTAACTAAGACGACCATTCCCGTGTAATTTTTTGGCGATGCGTTTAATTCGGCCACAGTCGCGAATGTGGGGATCATCGGGCCGACGGTTCTATCAAGACGCCGCGCAACCTCTCGCCAAGCCTCGCTGGCAGAAACATTCTGGAAACCTTTCTTTGTTATCTGCTCTCTCAAAACGTCCGCATATATTTGTTTCCCGATATAATCACGTTTCATACGCTGCATAATTAGAGCGTTCCCGGCCTCTGTGTTTCGCATCCCAGGAACCATATTTTGGTAGTTTCTAAAATCAGGGTCGGTCATCGGTCCCATACCC